CGTGACGAAGATCCCACTGGCGTTGGATGGAAGTGGGATGGTAGGTTGGGAGGATCTTGTGCCCGGTGTTACAGACACTGGTGGTCCCGCGGATCTTCCCTATCCTCGGATCATCCATAAGAGCCCAAGCAGCAGTATTGCCCATAGCGATAATGAGGTTAGGATTAAGAGCCCGAATTTCCTGATGAAGGCGGTGTACGTGGGGGAGATACTCGTCTCGGATATACTTGCCTGGACGGATTGCGGGAAGGGTGTGGAGAACGGCGGACTTTGGCGCGCACAAATGCTCGATATCCAGGGTCGGCTTAGGCCGCACTTGGAACACCACTGTGACTTCGCAGTCTGACCGATCGATTCCAGCTTCGCCGAGCATTCGGTTGAACTCATAGCCCGATCTCCCAGTGAATGTTAGACGTTGGTTTTCCTCCTCTTCGGACCAAACGTCGGAGACGATTAGGATTTTAGCGATCACGGGCGTAGCCCTTACCGACTCCGTGGATGGCCCGCCAGATGGTCTGGACTGAGACGTTGTACTGGGAAGCGAGTTGCTTTAAGGTAAGGCCGAAATTGTGCATGACCTTAATCTGCTTGACGGTTTTGGGTTGGAGTTTAGGCATTGCCATTTTAAGTCCCCCTAGAGAACGTCGGTGTAGGTTAGACGTCGAATGATTGAAGATACTGTGTTGGCCGAGATATGATACCGGGCTGCGATAGCCCGATAGGATAGCCCGGCTTTAGCGAGTGATCGGATGCGCTGGACATCGAGTGGGGTTAGCTTGGTCCTATGCTGGACTCCACCGGGATTAGGCATCAAAGCCTCCGGGCGATTAGCTGGGCGTAACCGGCGATATCGTCCCAGTGGTCGCGATTGTTGGGGTTGCCCGATAGGATGCGGGCTATCTTGGAGCAGATGAGATCAAGGGACTCGGCCATGTCAGGGGTGAGCGGCTCGACCGAACCGACACTACGAATCAAGCCCTTGAGTTGCTGAGAAACATATGCGGTTTGCTGATAGTCCCCATGGGTCCGGCCTCGATCCTCGAGTAGAGTCTTAAGGTCTTGGACTGAAGGTAGGCGGGGCTGCTCGATCATGGCTAGGGTCTCCTCAAGCTTGGCGGTGTAATCAGTCATGATGCTTTCCTCTGGCTCCGGGATTGTTTCAACGCGAGCTTTGCTCTCTCGGCGTACTCTGGATTAAGCTCGATTCCAAGTACGTGGCGTGCTCCGGCTGACTCAGCTGCGCGAATAGCGGAGCCAGAACCGCACGTTGGGTCGAGGACAATGGAGTTAGTGTCCACAAGCATTCGAAAGAAATGCCGGAGGACTGGCTCAGGTTTCTCGGACATATGGCGGTCTCGGACGGTCGGTCCATGGTAAGCGTTAGCGACCGCTTGAACAACTGGCCGATCACCTCGTCTGGCAAGGAAAGCAGTTTCGTAAATTCTGCGCGGTCCACGAGTAGGGTCAGGAAGGATGCCGACATTGTCTGATTTCATCCAGATGAGAGGGAAGGGCTCGACTAGGAAGTCTGTTTTAGTGTGGAAGAAGTCGAGGGTCTCGCGGTAGAACTTCATGCTGAACCAAAATAGAAGGTGGCAAGAAGGACTAGCAAGCCGATCAAGATTGTCGGCCAGTGTACGACAGAGAGTCCAGTACGTGTCCGGTGAATCATCGTAGCCTCCATGCGCTGCCGCGGAGCCCTGGTCAAAGTCGCCGGCCCCGATGCCATAGGGGAAGTCGCAGTGTATGAGGTTAAACTTGGGTCCGTGATAAGTGGGAGCCCACTCATTGAACGACGCGGTGATGATGGACTCGGGCTCCACAGCCAGCGGCCGGTCTGCGGGCATCGCGATATCCTGCCGTAGGGATAGGATGGCTTGGTCATCTTTTCGAGCATTGTTTCTCTCCACTATACCACGGGCCACGGAAAGTTTGGGGGCCTCGGCGACTTTGGGATTGGACAACTCGCGGGCAACCATAAGCTGCCGGGATACGTTGGCTTTGTCGAGGCCGATAGCGTCGGCGGTAGCGGTCTGGGTCCAAGCTTCACCATTGGCTTCGGCCTGTTCAGTGCGAAGTTCGTGGTACTCGGCCAGCGCCCGGACCTGATCTTGCCAAGTTAGATCGACTCGCTTGATGTTTTCCTCAAGCTCGATCGATCTAAGACCAGCGTAGTCGAGTTCGTCAACATACTGGACTGAAATCTTGTCCCATCCCAGGAGACGGATAGCCGTGAGACGCCGCTCTCCGGCAACAAGCTCATTAGCTCGAGTAATAACGATTGGATTAATGAGTCCGATGCGGGAAATGGACTCAGCGAGTTCCTCGACTCCGGTGAGTTCCCGTCGCTGCCGGTTGTCGCGGTCGATGGTGATGGAGGCTGTGGGGATGGCATGGAAGACTCCCGACGTCATGGCGGCTCCGCTTAAGCTTGAGGGTAGAGAAAAAGGGGAGGGCTTTTACACCCTCCCCGGTAACTTAAAGCGCAGCTACGCTGTCAACTTCCTCGTAAAGATCGGTGCCGTCCGCGGAGGGGCGGTGCTTGATCTTGAACAAGGCCTGACGACCGGTGGTCTGCATTAGAAGCTCGCCCACAGTCCCGGTATCTTCGAGGCCGAGAGCTTCGAGGAACTGCTTCGTCCGCCACAGCGCATCCTGGGTCAGGAACTGGGTGAGACGGACAGTGCGCTCGCCGATGCCGCCCGACTCAGCAAGCTGGGAAGCGTCGATATCCGGGCCGGGCGCGAGAAGCTTGATAGTGAAGATGGCCGCGAGGGTTTCCTTCTGGCCGATCTTCTTGATCTCAGGCTGACCCACGACCACACCGACGTAGGAACCTACGGGGCGGGGCTTGGGACGTTCCACTGCGGACATGGGGGTCGAAAGGATATCTGCGAAGTTGCTCATGTTGGGTTTCCAGTCAGGTTAAGAGCCGCGATTGGACTTGAAGAAATCTGCAAGTGCAGTAGCAATCGGCAGCTCAGGTGAGAGTTTGAAACTCGCGGGGCTTTTCAAGTCGATCAGTCCCGTCGATGCAGTTCGAAGGACGCGCTGGACATTTTGTCCCTGGCCCTTGGTTTCACAAAGCGCTACGTTGTTGAAGTACGCGGGCAGCTTTGGTGAAAGTGCGTTACCGACTGAAGTCGGAAATCCTTTGGTGAGACCGTCAGCCTGCTCGATGAACTTGATATGCGAGATGACGATCACGTTGGTCTTGAAGCTGTCGCCGGTAAGGAGGGCGATGGCGTGCTCGATAGCCTCTTGGGCGGCACCGTAGATCTGGCGCTTGTCCTTGGCCCCCGGGTTCATGGCCATGGCCCAGTTGAAGGCGGCTTCGCTTAGGAAGGTGAGTGAGTCGACCACGACAACTGTATCTTCTCCCCAGTCAGCGGGCTTACCCAGGTCCACGTCGCCGTCTTTCCATCGGTCGAGAAGCTGCATAGATCGGGTGAATGCAGTTGGCATTCCATCAAGGATAGGGCCAGCCTGCGAGCCCTTAATTTTATCTCGGAGGGAGACGAAGGAAACGTTGGCGAGGTTGGCGGGGCATCGCTGTCGACACTGAATGACGAGGGAGTCCAATCCGTTGTCAAAATCGAGTATCCTTAGCTTGTATCCCTTTTCCACAAGGGAGGTGAGGGCTCCGGTTTTGCCCGATCCTGACAGGCCGATGAGCATCATTTTGGTGTAGTGAGAGGACTGGTGCTGGTCAAGGCTTGGCATTTTGGATGCTCCGGTTGAACGCGGACCATCGAGTCCATTTAAGATCGGCCTTGGCTTGACGCCACTGATTTCGGCGGGCTGCGCGGTAGGTGTTAGCGGGGCGGGACATTTGCTCTCCTCACGAGGGATTGGATGGCTTTGTGTGTCACAGGCCGCACACGAACTTTGCTATGATAAAGGTTGGGAATGTCCACATCCCACAGTTTATTATAAACTTCCCAGTGAGTTGCTACTGCTTGCTGAAGATAGTAATGTAGATTAGTTTTAGAGACTTCTTCTGGAAGATTAAGGGAGATTAGATATTGGACTCTCATCGTGACTCCAACGGGTTCCAGGGGTTGCGGGTGAATTTGGACTCGAGAAAGTTCTGGCGAACGCGGCTGTCGCTGGAACATATCTCGCGGAACGGGCAGCCACCGTACTTGTGGCAGGATTTGTCGTTCATCGGCCAGTGATTTTTCTCGGCCATCCAACGCGCCTGGGCGGTCCAGACCTTCACGTCGTTCAACCACTCTTGAGATTGGTCCACTGTGCGGTAGACCATTCCGCGCTCGAAGCGAGAGAAACCCACGGCAATTTGGACAGCGTCAATGATGACCCCACGAACTGGGTTTTTGTAGATGATGCCTCCCGCGAGGGTGTAGAGGGACATTTGGTTGTCGGGGGAGTACTGGTCGAAGTAGTAGGAAGAGATGGTGCTCGTAGAAGTCTTACGATCCATAACGTAGTTTTGCCCCTGAAACTCCACGACACGATCGAGGTGGCCGCAAAGGACGAGATCGTCATCAACCTGAAGTCGGAAAGAAAGCTCGACTGCCGGTTTCCCACTGTCAAGCACCACCGTCCTAGCCGGATCGTTTTCACCGAATTGCTCCAAGTACCAGATTACGGAACGGACTAGGTTCTCGCGGGTCTTGAGGTGGTGGCCGGAGTCCCAGGGTTTGCCGGTGCCCGGCTCATCCTCAATATATTCCCAAGTGTCGATAAGAAGCTGGTGGATGGTGTTGCGGACTGAGGTAGCGTGGTTGTAACCAGAAGCAAGCTGCCGGTCATAATTCTCAAGCGCGGTGTGGTAGTGGATACCAAAAGTCAAATGCACACTTTCGCCTCTACCGCGCCAGCCCTCGATCATGGAAAGCTGGTACTTGCGGGGGCACTCTTTGAAGGTGCCGAGGGAAGTGGAGTCCCAAGCGTACTGGATGTCGGAACCTTCGAGGAAGGGCGAGGGCCAGGAGGTTGGGTGGGAGGCTAAGTAATTGGTGGCGCTCATCCGAGGCGCTCCTTTGGGTTAGATGTCCAGTTCCAAGTCCTTCAGATCGATGTTGACTGGTCCTTTCTTGGCCTTCGGCTCGGGAACCTTCCCAGCCTTTTTATCCCCAATCAGGAAGCGCGCTCGGGCTTGGCGCATTTCCTCGATGATGCGATCGATGTCCTCAGTGGTGAGGGTCAAGGGATCGCGGGCGAATAACTCGGCTACGTCAATTGCCATCTGCGTTTTCTCCGGAGGACAAAAAACCCGCACATCACCGGGAGTCAATCGGTAACGTGCGGGTTCGAGGAAGGCTTCGGTGTCGAAGTTACTTCCTCTATGTTCCATCTAGGTGGGGCTGGCGAGGCGGGGTCAACCTAGATGGAATTGTCAAGATCGATTTGGGAAAGGGAGGACTGATTCTGTTTCTCCTCGATCCGCCGAATGTGCGCCCGAATCAGTTCGCGAGTAACGCGACTGGGTCCGAGCTTGGGGTGAAGGATTTTAAGCTTCTCCCAGTCTTCCTCGTAAACGTTGAGGGTGACTTTGAGGATCGGGAACTGAGCCTTACGTTGCATGGCGTTTCACGATCCAGAGGTGTTCAGGGTTGGTCGGGCTGGCAAGGAAGGATAGACAGTCCATGTCAGGGTCGCCTATGTCTCGGCGTGTGACGTAAAGGCGTTGCCTCAGCTTGTCGGGGTTATCGGACCATACGACAATCCCGTAAGCTGAGGCAAGCGCTTGGTACAGTAACTCGATGTAGACTGTACCAGTCTTTGACATTTACGCTGCTTCGCCAATGTCGAGGGCGAACTCTTCGCTCGCGATGGCCTCGCGCTCGGCGATACGCTGCTTGGCCATAGCCGTGAAGCGCACGGTGTTGGCGTCGAGAGCCTTCTGGGCCAGCTCCGCGATCTGCTTGGCCTCGAAGTTCGTCGGGTTGAGGCCCTTCTTGCGGATCGCAGCCTTGACGGCTTCGCGAGCGATCGAAAACGCTTCCTTGCCGACTGGGTCAGCGGGGGCGCGAGGCCCGGAAGCGCTGCGGACGCCGAACACGTAGGACTCGGCGTATGCGTCAAGCTTGGCCTGGAGGTCGGCCAGATCGGAGTCGCTGATTTCCTCTGCGTCGCCCTTAACGTCCTTCACCTGCTTGGCGAAGTTGTTGCGGAGGTTTTCGTGGTAGGTCTGGTTGAGGGCGGACGCCTCATTGGCGGTCAGGACGTGTCCCTCGGTGTAACGGTCAGGGACGTTGAACGTGATGCCCTGGATTGTGATCTGGTCCATTTGGGTTTCCTTTGCGTGGGCGTTGCCCGTTGTTTGCATTTCGAATGTAAGACGGCTTCATTCGATTGTCAACGGGTTTTTGTAGGTTTTGATGTGGTTTGTATGGTTATTTCGCCGGTATGGTCTTATGGCCCGGACATAAGTATGGTTACGTTACTCTAATCATCCCCGCAAATAAAAGGGCAGCTTTCCTACCTTGAATTAAAATGGCATTAGATACCCGATTTAACTGTTGTATTTTTTTATCAGTATTATACGCGCAGACTTCGATGTATACCTCTCCGCCAAAAGGATCTCGAAGAATGAAGTCTAGGTGGGGATAAATAGAATCCCCTCGTTCAAAAGGTATACCCGCATTAGTTAAAGCCTCCTCGACAATAGTTTCAATCGGGTCTTTCATCTTGTTACTCCCATGGCCCGCTTAAGTTTAGCGTAGGTGGCAAGCCATTTGTCGCGCAAGACCCCGCAGGTGCAAATGCCGGGCTTGCGAGGAGGACGGTAGAGTGTAGGGCAGTCGGGCTTGTGGACCGGGGCGCTCATGACGGCTCCGCGCGGATGGCTGCGCGGGCACGTTCCGTCGCTTTGTCAAAATCATCAACCCGCGTTGAGTAGAATGCATCTGTCTCGGCTTTGGGCGTGATGCCGGTGTAGCGTTTGGCATACTTCCGATAAGCGCTCGCCGCTCCCGCAAGATTTGCAGTTGCGTCAAGCAGCGCCTCAGTCAGCACCCTCACCCGCTCTCGCTCGGCTGCTAGTGCTGTGTGTAGGCGCTCTATCTCGTCAGCGGCTTCATCACAGCACCCACAACCATCCGGGGCATATGACTCGCGAAGAGACGTTAGAAGGTCAGTCATCTCACTCCCCCACATTCAGCTTCTCGAAGTCGACCAAGTAGAGGTTCTGCTTCGAGCGGGTTTCGATCACATAGCGGACGTTTAGTTCTTGTTCGAGCCCCTCGCCTTCCGAGGCGTACTTGGAGGGAATGCGCCAAGGATCTAAATGGTAAACGGTGTCGAATTCGAGTCCTTTCGACTTATGACCAGACATGAGCTGAATGGTCCCGCCCTGAGCGAAGACATACTCAGCGTAGTCGATGGCTTGAGAGAGAGTGTCTCCTTCAAACGCGAATATTCGGAGGCACTCAGCCTTGTCCTCAATAGTTCCAACAGACCGGGCTTTCTTAAGCTTGTCACTTTTCCACCTCTCAATCGCGGTTATCACTTGATCCTGAGGCATGTCTTTGGCCCCGAGCTTCTTCAGCGTTTTGATGAGGCTGGGACCGATATCTGCCCCAAGAAGTTTAATACCTCTTCGGGACTTAATGAGAGCGAGTGCACATGCGAACAAGGGTGCGTTATTTCTGCAGATAACCGCCGCACCGTCAGGGATTCGGGAAGCGTCCCAGGATTCAAGACGCTCCACTCGACCCTCAACCGCCCAATCGGGGCTGCGCATGTGGGGCACACGAGCATTCGCTTTGCGGACAACTGACTTGGGGCACCGGAAGGAGACACTAAGGGTTAGCTCCGTCATGTTGAAGCTGGCTTTAAGGGCTGCCATACCGTTCGAGACGGCCCCACGAAAACCGTATATTGACTGCCACGGGTCGCCAACAGCAATAAGACGGGTTTTTGCGAGTCGTTTGAGCATCGCGTGGTTAAGCGGCGATAGGTCCTGGGCCTCATCCACCATGACGAGGGGAAAGGCTGGGAATGTTCCGCCGAACAGTGTGGGCATGTATATTTGATCATTGAAGTCTATGAGTCCCTTGTAGGCGGCCTTGATGGAACGGGTGAGGCAAAAGTCGATCAGTTCTAAGAGGAACCGGGGAGGGTCCCCGTCGAAGGGCTCGTCGAACATATCCTCGGTTAAATGCCTAATGAGAGGCTTTCCCGTAGGGAACTTATCGAATGGGATATAGCCCCACATCTTCGCAGTGTCAACCGCCTTCATGAGTTGGCCCATGCACTCGTAGGCGTCCTCCTTGTCGCGGCCCTTGAGGGTGTCGATGAACTCGCGAACGTAGCCGTGGGTCTTTTTGGTATCCAAGACGACCTTGGTGGAGCCGAGGTTGGTCATCCAGACTCGGTGGCCGAGGGCATTCAAAGTCTTACATTGCACATGACTCGGAAGACGTGTGGCGAGTTCCTCGGCGATGCGCTTGTTGAACGCGAGGGAAAGGATCGGGATGCCTGTCTTATATTTGCAGATGAATTCGAGGGTGGTGCTCTTAGCCGCACCCGCGAGGGCGTTGATGAGGATGTTATCCTGGGTGTTGAGAACGGCCTCGATGATACGGACTTGTTCCTCCGTAGCTTCGAGGCGACCGTTCGGTCGGTCTAAAAAGTAGGTCATCCTATCGTCCTTATCTTCATGACTGAGTTCATGGGGGTGAAACCGGAGGCATAACCGGAGGGACATTTAGTCACCTCTCCGGTGTACTCTGTGATTAAGCGGCGCTGTTCCTCTGGCGTGATCGGGTGTTTGGCGAAGCGCCGGGCTCGGTAGTAAGACGCTTGACCGGCCTCTGCCGCCTTGCGCATGCCTTCGTTTAGAACAGATCTAAGTCTTCCAGCCGTAATTTGGCGGGCGACTGACGGTTCGGCCTTCCCGGATGCTCCGATATCGTAGCTTGCGCTAGATGGATCATTAGGATCAGGGTCTCTAGAGAGTACGTTATCCCCAGAAGTTTGTACTGTGCGTTGAAACATGCGTATGCCCCACTGGATAGAGGAAGGATTCTAGCATCGGCAGAGGAATACTTACGCGACATGGCTTCGGCTTCGTCAGGGGAAATTGGGGAGACTAGCTCCCCATTCTCAATCATCTTCGATCCTATCGGGACCGTCATCCTCGTCGAGGTCGGATAGGTAACGCTCGTTTGCCTCGTCATTGAGGAAGTCAATGACGGTGGGCTTGAGGGAAGTAAGAGGCATGGAAACCCACTGGCCCGAACCGTCGTGCTGGGTGTTGTACCAAACGCGGTAGGTCCAAACCATGCTGGGCTCAGAGGGCTCGTCCCAGGAACCCTTAGTTCCGGCTCGGGCATCCGCCTCGACTAAGAGGCAGAGGTCCTCGGTGTAGTGCTCGAAGGTCATGTCAGGATCGGGATCACGGCCGGTCCCGCACTCGACAAAGGTGAGCTTGCCGAGGTCTGGCCGATCGACCATGAACGAGGCGAGGGCGAGAGTGTCGGCTTGGACTGTGACCGAGCCGCGCTCGAAGATGAAGTTATATCTGGGCATCAGTTGAACTCCGCTGAGTCACGACCATAAAGATCACGATATTCCTCGTCTGGCGTGACGGGCGCGTCGAGTAGATTGTCGAAGCGCTCGCTTTTCGGATACGCCTCGATCAAAGCGCGGAAGGCCTGGAAGCAACGCTCAAGCGCATCGGTGCAGG